AAAGACCTCCTGATTCTGGTGATACTATGTCTACTATTCCAGAAGGTATGCAGCCCGGTGACATGATGAGAATGATTAGAGATTCAGTAGATGCCTTAAAAGAGCAAGAAAACTCTCTAACAACTCAAAAGGCTGACACAACATTAAATAGATTAAAAATTTTAAGAATATTACAAGAAGAGTATCCTGAGCTTTATAATGGCAATTCATTTCCTGATTCTAGTAGGATTGAAAGAAGGTCAGAGCCTTATATGCCTAATGATAATTATTTTTTTAATCAAACAGATTCTTCAAACCTTAGAAATTTATCTGAGTTTATGAAACAGCAAAGCATGCAAAGAGGTATAGGTAATGTTAGACAGGGTTTTGGAGAAAACATGAAAGAAATGATTAGATAAATGGATAAAGACCCCAGAGCATTATACAACGAAGAACTGCATCGCCAATGGCGAGATGCTCGTTCTGATTGGGATACAGAAGCTCGTAAGGATATTGATTTCTTTTTAGGAAATCATTTTACAGCAGATGAGTCAGATGAACTATCTCAAAGAAATCAAGCAGATATACCTATGGATAGAATATCATCTGCTATTGAAAAATTTAAAGCAGTGCTTACCTCCAGACCCCCAGCATTTACAATTAGTCCTAGAGAAGACTCTGATGTTCAAGCAGCTTCTTTATGGAGAACTATTATGGGGTATATTTGGCAATCTTCTGATGGAGACTGGCAAATGAAACAAGCAATACAAGATTACGCTACAACAGGCATGGGTTATTTATATGCTTATGTTGACAGGGAATCAGATTTCGGTAGAGGTGATGTCAAGTTTACTTATATAGATCCATTTAGGGTCTATGTGTCTCCAAGCTCTAGAGATCGTTGGTTTAGCGATTCAGATGGTCTTATCCTTTCTACCATCTTAACAGGTGAACAAGTCGTCAACCTCTACCCTGAATTAAATGATACTGTAGATCCAGAAACTGGTGATGAGATTCCGGGATTAATTCGTGAGTTATCTGGGTTTATGTATGATGAAGAAGATTACCCATCATCTCAAAATACAAATTCTATGAGTGTATTTACTCCAGCAGAAGTAAAAGATAAAGATTATTTTGAAGTTAAAAAATATCAAGTATTAGAAAGATTTTATAAAATAAAAGTACCTTTTTATAGAGTAATAAATATGAAAAGTCAGGAAGAGGAAATATTATCTCAGGAAGAATTTACTGAGTTTTATCAAGAAAATTCTGAAGCATTTGAAATTGGTGCTTTTACTTCTATTGAAGTTTTACAAACTAGGGTAAAAGTTTGTGCTACTTTGGGTGAGGTTGTTTTATATGAATCTATTTTAAATACAGATGAATATCCAATAGTCCCGCTACCAAATGTTTGGACAGGCACTCCTTATCCCAAGAGCGATGTATCGAGGGCTAGACCAATGCAGCGTTTATTAAACAAGCTTTGGTCATTAGCACTTTCCCATGCACAAGCATCAGCGGGGCTAAAATTATTAGTACCACTTGGCAGTGTAGATGATGTAGATCAGTTAGAAAAAGATTGGGCTAATCCAAATGCTGTAATAGAAGTAGACTCTTCACAAGGAGAGCCTCATTATCCTTCTCCACAACCTTTAGCTGGTGAGTTTTATAGGTTAATACAACAATCAGAATTTTATATAGATTTTATATTTGGATTACCAGAAATGATGCATGGCTTTGCTGAATCAGCACCTGAAACACACAAAGCAACAGAAAGAATGATTGCACTAGGCAGTGAAAGACCAAAGTCAAAATTAAGAGATATAGAGTTTAGTATAAATAAATTAGGTAAAGTACTTTATAATTTATCTAAAGGACATTATACTTATAAAAAGATTTTTAGATTAACGCAGCCTAATAATAATATGACAGAAGTTATGGCAAATTATTATACAGATGTTAGTGGTGCTATCTTAGATTTAAAAAAAGAAAAATATTTATTAGACCAACATGACATTAGAATAGAGCCCGGCTCTACAATGCCATCAAGTAAGTACGCAGAACTTGCTGTGTACTTAGAAGCATTTCAAATGGGAATTGTTGATCGCTATGAAGTTCTAAAGAAAAACCCTGAAATATTTGACAAGGAAGGCATTATGAGAAGAACAGAAGAAAAGCAATTAATGCAGCAACAAATGCAGGCAATGGAAGAACAAATTAAGAATTTGCAAGGTGACTTGCAGACAGCCCAAAGAGAGTCTGTCAGTGATAGAAAGAGAGTTGAAGTCGAAAAGTTTAAATCAAGACTTAACGAAGTCAATTCTGAATCTAAAGCAGACAGAAGGGTGCAACGTAGTAAACTAGAAAACGAGGTGAAGCTCGAGGTGGAGAAATTGTCTAGCAATCTGAAGGAAGTTCAGAGAGAAGTCAGTTCAGCTCCGAAAGCCTAAGAGACATCTAAGGAGAATATATGTCAACACTACAAGAACAGGAAATGAGTGTCGAAAACAATAGTACTTCATCAAATGAAGCTTTTGTGGAAGATATCGTCAATGAACAAGCTATCTCAAATGATCAGGTAGCTGAAACTCAACAAAATGCCCCAGAACAAGTTAGTCAAATAGACTATGAAGCTGAGTCCAAGAAGTTCCAATCTATGTATGATCGAGCACAAGCCGAGAATGCTAAGTTGCAACAAGGTGGTCAAATACTTCAACTATTAGAATCAAGACCTGATCTAGTGCAAATGCTTGAGGATGGTATAGCTAAACCACAAACTCAAAATAATGAAACTATTCCAGTAGATGATTTCAATCCTTGGGATGCTTTTCAATCAGATGATTCTGCTTCAGGAAAATTCGTAAATCAAAAAATAGAGAATAAAGTGGATCAGATAGTGTCTGAAAGATTAGCACAACAACAACAGCAAATGCAGGCTGAGATGCAGATGAATAATACTGTAAACGAATTAAGAGGAACATATAAAATGTCAGACAATGATATTCAAGATTTTCTTAGTTTTACCACGAAACCAAAAGAAAAAGTAGGCTTAAATAGCTTAGTGAAGCTTTGGCAAATGGAAAATGGTCAGCATTTTGCTAACAATGACACAGTAGAAGCGGTAAGTGCAGCCAAACAAGCTCCTCGAACAGCTGGAGTCCTTCAAGGACAAGCTCCCCAAAGTCCTAAGTCAGACCAAGATAAGGTCTGGGATACGATTATGGGATCGGGTAGTGGTGGTGCTCTTCCGTAATTAATAATAACAAAATAATATGAGGTTAAAAAATGGCTATATCATATAGGGCTGGAACTGTAAAGTCCAGCGATGTAACTGCTACTACCTCCGATGCTAGTGTAGGACAAAGACCGGATAGAAGACGGATTTTTAATTTTGGCGACAGAGTTGCTGAATTAGCTCCTGAAGAATCTCCGTTTTTCGTTTACTTGAATAAAGTTGCGAAAGCTCCTACTGATGACCCAGTATTCCGTTACTTAGAAAATCGGAATAAAATTAACTGGACTGATCGCTCGTTTTTATTGGCTGCGGCTGTAAATGGTGGATCTGCTGTATCAGCAGGCTCAGGATATACATTCACAGTTGATACTTCTGGCGGTGCTTCAGTTGATTGGTTGATCAAAGGCATGGTTTTTGTTGTAAATACAGTTGATGGTACAGCTGGTATTGGACACACTATTGTTCGTGTCGATTCCGCTGTATCTGATTTAGGTTCTACATCTTCTTTTACTGGTAAGATTATTGATGTTTCTAACTCTAATGTTAGTGGCTATAATGTTCTTGCAGACAATGACAGTTGCCAAGTAATTGGTACTTCATTTGAAGAAGGTTCTGGAGCACCTGATGTTTGGTCAAGTGAGCTTGAAGATAGTTATGGGTATACCCAGATCTTTAAGACTGCTTGCGAAATGACTAATACAGCAATAGCTACTCGTTATCGTGGATACGATGATGAGTGGAGTCGTATTTGGGCAGACAAATTAAGAGAACATAAAGTAGATATTGAAAGAGCTATGTTATTCGGGCAGAAAGCTCGTGTAGGTGGCATTCAATATACTGAAGGTATTGTAGGACATATTGTGAAGAACGTAAACCCATCTTCTTCAGATGCGGCATTTTCGTATTCTTCTGGTAGTTCTTATTATCGTACATCAGCTCAAAGTGAGTTTACTTACGATAGATTACTTTCAGACTTAGAAGTAATTTTTGATCCTGCTAGAGGCGGATCAGCAGATAAACTAGTATTATGTAGTTTACCTGTAATTACTTTTTTCAACAAGTTAGGCGATGGAGCATTTATTGATACTTCTATCGGCTCAACATCAAATATGCCTTATCGTATGAATTTCGATTCAAGACAAGGTGCATTTGGGCATTCCATTATGGTTATTGATACTATACATGGTCGCTTAAACCTAGTAAAAGAACCACTATTTCGTGGTATTGCATCTGGGTTTATGTTAATGGCTGATATGAGTCAAGTTGCTTACAGACCACTTGTTGGTAATGGTCTAAATCGTGATACACATGTAATGTCTAATGTTCAATCAGAAGATGAAGATTTAAGAAAAGATATGATCTTAACCGAAGCCGGTTTAGAGATTACTCTTTCTGAATCTCATGCTCTGTATAACATTGAATCCTTATAAGGAGGTATGATATGAGATCCGATACAAGTAACAAATCAAGTGGAAAATATGGTGGTAAGCCAAAAGATGTGGTATTCGTACCAGATGCAGCGGCTTACACTGTATCTGCAAATGACTCTGGTAAGATTCATGTATGTCCTGATTTGACAGCAGATCTAACAATTACGTTACCTACTGAAGAAAGAGGTCTTAGTTATGAGTTTTGGTATGGCGGCACAGCTGCTGATGCACAAGACTGGATAATTAAAACTACTGGAAATAGTAATTACATGATTGGTGGATTAGTTGGTCATGACACAGATAATGGTGGTGATGATACTGCTGTTATTGATTCAGACAACAATAGTAATTCACAGCTAACTATTTTTACTCCAATAGCGGGTACTAAAGTAGAATTGGTTTGTGATGGTGTAGTATGGTATGTAAATGGGCATGTCATTTCTGCAACTGATACATTCCTAGCGTTTGCTGACCAGTAAATTTCCGAATAAATAAGGAAAGCAGTTTATAGTACTGTGGAGAGAGTCAAAAAAAGGCTCTCTCCAGAACTATAAAACAAAGGAAAAATTATGAAAAAAGAATGCATACATTGTAAACATCCAAATGAAGAAGGGTGGTTTTACTGTAAAGAGTGTGGAAAAAAAGCTTCTATAAGTCCATTTACTACAAATCTATATATGATATCGGATATGGCTAAAAGAACAGATGTAGAATTTAGTCAACAAAGTATGGATCAAAATATAAAAGAAATGAATGAGAGGAATTATGCCAGTTAAAAAAGCTGTAAAAATAAAAGGAGTATCTATGTCTGGGCTAAACCAAAGACAAGTAGGTGCAATGAAAAGACACTCTAAACATCATACTGTAAAACATTTAAAAGCAATGGTAACTAGTATGAAGTCTGGAAAAACATTTAAACAGTCTCATGTTTCAGCTATGAAAAAAGTAGGTAAATAATGGCTGTTAAAAAAGATTCAAGATTAAAAAGGGCTGGAGTTAGTGGGTATAATAAACCTAAAAGAACTCCAAGTCATAAAACAAAATCACATATTGTTGTTGCTAAACAAGGAAGTCAAATAAAAACTATTCGGTTTGGACAACAAGGAGTTAAAACAGCTGGTAAACCAAAAGCTGGTGAATCTTCTAAGCAAAAAGCAAGACGAAAGTCATTTAAGGCTCGCCATGCTAAAAATATTGCTAAGGGTAAAATGTCAGCAGCTTATTGGGCTAATAAAGTAAAATGGTAAGGAGATAATATGCCAAGAAAAAAAGCTAAAAAGAAAAAAGGTTTATATGCAAATATACACGCTAAAAGAAAAAGAATTAAAGCAGGTAGTAAAGAAAAAATGAGAAAACCCGGTTCAAAGGGTGCTCCAACAGCAAAAGCTTTTAAAAGATCTGCTAAAACAGCAAAAAGAAAAAAGAGAAAATAATAAATGGCAACATTTGAAGCACAGGTAGAAGGATTAACAGGGTTATCTATTGATGGTAGCAGTGCACCTACACAAACTGAATTAACACAGTTTTTAACTGATGGTGCTAAAGAAGTATTAAATGCTTTACCAAGGTCAAGGCAAGAAATGTTTACTACCTCAAATGATTTAAACAGTAGTAGTGTTAATTTAACATTGTTAGGTTCAGAGGTATTTAGTGTTACTAGAGATGATGGTACGATTAACCAGCCTTGTAGAAAAATACCAGCTAAGTTAAATGGTAGGGTTAGGGACTCAGATGATATGATGGCGGCTACTGCAACAGATCCTGTTTATTATATAGTTAATAATATTTTAAGTGTAGTGCCAGAACCTAGCAATTCTAATAATGCTCATGTTCAAACATTAGCATATCCAGCAGTAGCTTTTGGAGATTCTGTAGTAGCAAGATTTCCAGATGATGGAGAATACTTAATTCCTTTATATGCTTCTGTAAAATCATTGCAGAATGCTTTGTCTTCTAAATCAGGTAATTCAGATATAACTACAGCATTAACAGCTATTAATACAGAGCTAGATGAAACTCAAGCTATTTGCGATGAGTTAAATACTCAAGTGGATGCAGCTGTAACACAACTTGCAGAGTCAGCAACTCAAGTTGATGCTTCTGTAGATACAGCTTTAGCTGCAATAACAACAGCAGCTGGCAGAGTTAATACTGCTGTAGCACTTGCTAATTTAGAATATGATAAATGTAATGCTATTTTAGATTTGGGAGAAGTAGACTCGGAGGGTGATGTTAATACTGCTTTAACTGCTATTAATGCTGAGATAGATGAGTGTTTAAGTATTGCAGATAATATGCATACAGAAGTTGGTCTTATTAATGCCGAAGTTGATTTAGCTAAAATAGAAGCAGCAGAATTAGCAGATCAAACAGATAATAGTGGAGATATTGAAACTGCATTAGATGCTATTAATACAGCACTTGATAAGTTTAGAGCAGATGCTTCTGATCCAGCATTGTTTGGTGATGAAACTCAGTATACAACTGGAACTGGAATAACAAGAGTTATATCTGCTTTAACAGCTGCTAATGATGTTATAAATAATAATCAACCATCAGCAACAACAGATGCATATGGAGCTTTAGCAAATGAAGATACTGAGCTTGTAACATCTTCTTTACAAATTGCTCAAGTTGAAATATCTAAAGCTAAATCTTATTTAGAAGAATTTAATTCTAGCGTTAGAGCGTTGCAAGCTGAGGCACAGGGTTTTGCCGGTGAAGTAAGTGCTAGAGTTTCTTTTTCCGGGGCTAAGTCACAAGCAATTCAAGGTTATATAAACACAGCTAATGGATATGCAACAACTACTAGGGGCTATGGTGATGAAATACAAAAGAAATTAGACATTGCTAATGCATATACAAGAGAAGTACAATCGAGATTACAGCAAGCCCAATCAAAAAGAGAAGAATCTAGATCTCGAATAGAAGTTGGAAATGCTTATTTAGCTGAAGCAAATGCATCTGCTAATGAAGCTCAAACATATGCAAATGAAGTAAATGCTAGAATATCTCAAGTAAGCGGGTACGGACAAGTTGTAAGTGGTTATATTAATGCAGCTCAAGGGTTTGCAAATGAAATACAAACTAAATTACAAATATCTCAAGGGTATGGAAATGAGGTTACTGTTAGGTTAAATGTAGACAGCACAGAGTATTCTTGGATGGAAAAACAACAAGCAAAGTTACAATCAGATTACGAAAAAGGTTTAGCACAATTAGTGAGGTAATATGTCACATTCTTTACATACATTAACAGTAAAACAAATTATTAGCAGAGTTAGGCAAGCATTTCCCAGTGCTCCAGAAACTTATATTATATCTTTAATAAACGACGCTATTGGAGAAATGGGTGAATATGCTATGAAAGCTCAATCAGCTAAAGTTAGCATAGTTGCCAATCAAACTTATTATAATATTGGTGACAGTGCTACAGATTCAAGTAGTGAAAAAATGGGTATTAATAAAGTTTATCGTGTTGATATAATGGATAATGAAGGAGATTATATTCAAATACCTAGAGTTTTAGATGGTGAACCACTTATGTTTGATTTAACTTCAGAGGGTGTAATTAAAGAACCGGGAGAGTAATGGCTAGTAGTTTAAAATATCCAGAAGATCAAGTTCTTTATTTTATTCGTGGAGATCAATTAGGATTAGTATCTACTTTTTCTTCATCTAGTGAAACAAGGACTTCTAGGAAAGCATATCAAGCAATAGACCATTCAGTTACAGATGGTTTGTTAATACATTATTATGGTAGCCCTAAAAGAGTTACAGCAATTACAGATACTCCTGATGTAGATAATTTATTTCATTCATCAATAGTTGATTATGTTAAAAGATGTTTATACATGGATAAAGCCGGTCAAACGTCAGATGGTGGTATGGCTCAAGCTTCTTTGGGTTTAGCTGCAACACACGAAAAAAGATTTAACGATGCTGTTAGAAGATATGGTGCAAGAAGAAGAAGTAAAACCGGAGGCACAAGGGCGGTAGTACCAGCAAATTTTAAATAATAGTTTGAATAGGGAATGTTCTTGCCCCCCAAGTCAAACAAATTAATAGGAGAACAATATGGCAAATATACAAAAATTTAGAGCACATGAGTCTTTAAATATAGAATCAGCTGGAGACTGGCAAGTTCAATCAGCTGTAACCGCAGATGCAGATGGGGTAGCAGTTGATGTTACTTCATATCACCAAATACATTTATTAACAGATAAAGATATTTATTTTACTTTTAATACTACAGGAACAGATTCAGATATAAGCACATCAAATGATCTTTACTTAAAAGGTGGAGATACGATTTACACTTTAAAAGTTCCTAGAGGGTTAGGAAGTGCTGTTCATTTAATAATGGAAAGAAAAGAAAGTTCTGATGCAACAGTCAGAATTATTCTAGCTTAGGAGGATATATGGCTTTTATTACAACAACAGCTGCTAGTATATCTTCAGGTGGAACTATAAATGGTGACATCACAATCACTGGTGATTTAAAAGTAGAAGGCGGTGGCTCATTTACATACGATGAAATAGTAGAAGGCAATATACAAATACTTAATGATGATGGTTTATTAATTATTAGCCCAACAACAGGCAATGAAGATACTTATGTTAGATTGACAGAACAAAATGGAACTACATTTGCTGGTGGTTTATTAAGGTATGATGGAGGTACAGATGTTTTTACAATAGGAACACATAATACTTTTAATAAAACTTTAGCTGATGATATTGCTGTTATTAATCTTCCAAGAGATGGGAGTGGAGTTGGTATAGGAACTAGCTCACCTAGTGGTGATGGATTAACTGGAGGAGCATCTCCAGCTTTTGAAGTTGAAGGTACATATCCAGTCATTCAAGTATCTGACACAGATGTTACTAATGGTAAGGCAGTTTTTGCTACAAATGGAGGAACAGTTTATTTAGGAGGTACTGGGGCTGGAACAACTGCCTTGCAATTATATGTAGCTGGAAATATAAGATTAAAACTCGATGACAACTCTCGCATCAGTCTTAGTAATAATGATAGTGGTACATCAAATACAGTATTTGGAAAAAGTATAGGATCTATAGACGCTGGTACAAATTACAATGTTTTTATAGGAGAAGAAGTTGCTAGTGATGGTACATTAGCTGATGCTGCTAACAATGTCATAATTGGATATCAGGCTGGTGAGGATATAGCGTCTGCTGATAATTGTGTAATGATAGGATATCAAGCTGGTCAAGAACATAGTCAAGGTAGTGGAGTCACAGCAATCGGTTATAGGGCTTTCTATGATGGTTCAGGTCTTAATAATTGGGGTAATACATTTATTGGTTCTGAGTCAGGTGGTGGTAATTGGGCAGGAGCATGTAATGGAAATGTAGCTCTTGGGGTTAATACTTTAAAAGGGGCTATGAATGGTTCTCATTATAGTGTTGCAATAGGTCATAGTGCTTTAGCTTCAGCCACGACTGGTGGTTACAATATAGCAATAGGTAAAAGTGCTTTAGATGCATTAGTAGATGGTTCATCAAATGTTGGAATAGGAACTGATGCACTAGGAGCTGTGACTAGTGGAGTTGGTAATATAGCAATGGGTGAAAACTCGGGTGCTACTATTCAAACCGAAAGTAATAACACTTACATAGGTCATAATTCAGGTAGAAATATAGACGATGGGGCGACTAATTCTGCTCTTGGGTATCAAACTATGATGGGAGCATCAACTGGTAATGATGCTAGTGAGAATGTTGCGATTGGATACCAATCTTTAAAAGGCATTACAGATGGAGATAAAAATGTTGGACTGGGATATCAATCATTGTTAGATATCACAACTGGAAGTGAGAATACTATGTTGGGATATCAAGCTGGTGAAAATACCACAGATGCTCAATATAATACCGCTGTTGGCTATCAAGCCATGCGTGGAAGCTCCGCTAGTGGATTAACTGGAGATGGAGTAAATGTAGCAGTTGGGTATAATGCACTTCAAGCAATAACAACAGCTAGTAATTCTATCGCTATTGGAGGTAATGCCTTAGACGCTTTAACTACTGGAGCAGGCAATGTAGCAATCGGAAGAAATGCAATGGGTACAGCTGCAAATGGAGAAAATTATAATACAGCGATAGGTAATAATGCTATGGCTAATAGCACGAATACAAGCACTGATTATAGTGTTGCTATTGGACATAGTGCTTTAAGTGGGGGAACTGGAGAATCGGGTACTAATGTTGCGATAGGTGCTTTTGCATTAGATGGTGGTGGAACTATTGGGGCTACTCAAAATGTAGCAATTGGCTATTCAGCAATGAGTGGAACTATTGAAACTGCTTATCCATTTTGGAATGTGGCTATTGGCTATCAAGCGATGGGTACAGGAGCTATGAATGCAGCTGCTGGGAATGTGGCAATCGGATACCAAACTGGGAAGGCTATCACAACTGGAGATTACAATATTTTACTGGGAAATAATACTGGAGATGCTATTACAACTGGAGCGTATAATATAGCATTAGGATACCAAGCCTTAGGTCTTGCGACAGATACATCAAATACAGTTTGCATTGGTTATCAAGCAGGGGATGCAATTAATAGTACAGATGCAAATGGAACAGTCGCAATAGGATATTCAGCAGGTACTTCAATTACAGATGGGCAACAAAATACTTTTATAGGATACCAAGCTGGTGAACAAATGGATACTGGAAATTGGAATACTGCCGTTGGATATCTAGCTTATGATGATGCTACTGGGGATATGGATAGCAATACAGTTATTGGTTCTAACGCTGGTGGATTTGCTAATGCAAGTTCTGATAATAATACAGTTATTGGAGCATGGGCATTAAGACATGGTACTGGTCAAATCTCTGAAAATGTAGTAATTGGTGATGAAGCTTGTGATGGTTTAGGAACTAATAATCCCAATATGCTAAGATGTACTTTTATTGGTAGGCAATCAGGTAGTGGTACTTGGGGTTCAAATGCTATTCAATACAATACAGCAGTTGGATACAATACAATGTCAAATGCTTTAGATGGTGCACAGCATAACCATACATTAGGATATTCTAGTTTAACAAGTCTCACTACAGGTGATCACAATATTGCGATAGGTGGTTTTGCATTAAACGATTTAGTTAGTGGTTTAAATAATATTGCTATTGGTCATAGTGCAGGAGAAAACTTAACTACTTGTGGAAATAATGTATCAATAGGGCATCAAGCAATGAGCGTAGGTACTGTTGTAGATAATTCAGTTGCTATTGGTAGAAATTCAGGAAAAAATATTGCTACGGATGGAAATGCTCAAAGAAATGTTTATATTGGTGCTTATTCAGGAGAAACAGTTACAAATGGAATTGGTCAAACTTTTGTGGGTTATTATGCTGGACAAGCCTATGATAGTGGTAACGGAAATTCTGATACTACTTATGTAGGCATTTATGCTGGTCAAGCTCATACTGGGGGTAGCGATAATGTCGCTCTTGGTGCTTATGCTCATGAAGGAAAAGCATCGTCAGAAGGCGGTAATGGTAATACAGTCATTGGTTCAAAAGCTGCAAGAGAGGTAGATAACATAGATAAAACTGTTATAATTGGTGCTTATGCTGTTGGTACTAATGAAGCCACAAGTAATATAGATGGAACTGTTGCAATAGGTTATGAAGCATCAAAAGCATTGACTTCAGGTGCAAATCAAACTTCAATAGGATATCAAGCAGGTATGGCTTTAACTACCGCTGGAAATTCAACTTTTATAGGATACAATGCTGGTAAAACCATAGAAGCAGGAAACAATGTTGCGATAGGAGATAGAGCCTTTGCTGATACAGATGCAGATGCTAACGCTAAAGCATCTACTAAAAATGTAGCAATAGGAAACTTTGCTATGGGTGGAGCAATAAATAATACAGTAACTGGAGCAGTTGCTATTGGATATTATGCTTTAGGTTCTGCTGTTTGCTCTACAAGTGCAAGTAATGGAGTATATATTGGTCACGAAGCTAATATGAATAATGGTGGTGGTCAAAATATAGCTATTGGGGGATATGCATTAAAAGCTGCTTCAAACAATGAAACTGGAAATATTGCTATTGGTGTTTCTTGTATGGATGGTGTAAATAACGATGACTCTGATTTTAATACTGTTGTAGGAAATTATGCAGTTAGAGGCACTAGTGGTACAAATGAATACTATATAGAAAATGTTGCAATGGGATATGAGGCTCATTCTAATGTAACCACTTACAGAATCCAAAGAGAAGTAATGCTTGGATTTAGAGCTGGTAAGGGAACTTATGGTGGAAACTGTATTGGAAGTGTTGGTGTTGGATATAATGCATTATCAGGAGATAGAAATGGTGGAAGTTATAATGTTGCTGTTGGTTATAATGCAGGAAATGTGATCACAACTGGAGATAATAATGTATGTATTGGTGTTGATTCAGACCCATCTGCAAATAGCGGAGCAAATCAAATAGTTATAGGTGCATCTACAACTGGATTAGGAGATAATTATGCAGTTATTGGGAACGCTGATGTAACAAGATTATATGTTGCTAGTGATGGAGCTGGTGTTTTATACGCTGATGGAACAATAAATAGCTCAGATAAAAGATTAAAAGAAAATATTGAAGATACGGATTTAGGATTAGACTTTATAAACAAGTTAAGACCAGTTAAATATAATTACATTAAAGATAAACATGATGGAAAAACAAAATATGGAATTATTGCTCAAGAAGTACAAGAAGTTTTAAAAGAAGGCAATAATGAAGATTTTGCTGGAATTAAAGATAGTGATGAATATTTAGGAGCTGATTATAATCAGTTTATAGCACCATTAATGAAAGCAGTTCAAGAGTTATCTGCTGAAGTAAAACAACTCAAGAAACAATTAGAGGACAAGTAAATGAAAAACTATAAAGCAATGAAAGATGCTAAAAGCTGGTCTGTAAAAAAAGCTAAAGTTGTTACTAGAGAAGCTGTATCTGAAGTCAAAGATGATGATGGCAAAGTTGTAAAAGAAGCAGTAGCTGAAGAATCAAAAAATGAATTACAGTTAGTTCAAAAACGATTTGATGCATCTACTGGTAAAGCAATGGATGATTCAGTAATGACTTACGATTTAAATATGGTAGCTAATGATATTACTAGAATAAAAGCTGATATTGCAAATATGCAAAGTGAATTAGCTGACATGGAATTACTAGAAACAGATTTAAAAGCACTTTAAACAATAACAAACAAAGGAGTACATAATGGCTAAAAAAGAAAAAGAAAAGCCCGCAGTTCTCACTCTTAATGAAAAAGAGTATGTCATTGACGAGATGACAGATGATGAGAAAATGCTATTAAACCACATTAACGATATGCAAAGCAAGATTAACACTAATCAGTTTATGAGAGATCAGTTAGAAGTTGGTAAAGAAGCATTTATTAATAAATTAAGAGAATCTTTAGAAACTGAAAAGGGTGAAGAAGAAAAGTAATGCTTGTTCGTAAATGTGCAAAAGGTAATAAGGTTTATATATTTAAACCTAGGACTAAAGAAAATTCATCTTATAAATTTAGTGAAGATGAAACTGTTTCTTTTGATGCACAGAACAAAAAATACATTGTTGTAAGTGATGGGGCAGTAATTAAAAGAACTAATTTTTTTATTACTGCTCAATCCTCATTTCTTGAAAAAGCTGAAGATGAAATAAAAGAATTAAAAATTGGCAAGCATAAATTAATTAATGGTGTTGCCACAGAAATAACATAATAGGAAATACTATGAAGGAAATTAATAAATATACAACTTCAGAAGCACTTAATTTACAATTAGGTCAAAATGGATTTGATGTAGTTGCGGAACACGATACAAATACACAAACTCCAGATTCTGGTAATTGGATAGCTTTACAGGCTATTTCATTAACTGCTTCAAGTCCGGCTGCTACATACTGTAAAATTAAAGTTAGTTCAAATGTTGGTGATTCTCATACAAGTGCTGATCTTTTTTTAATTCCGGGTGATATTTTGTATGGTAACTTTAGCGGTGTTATAAATCATACAGATTCTACAGCTGCATTAATAGCTTATAGAGGGTAAAGTGAAACAAGGTGAAAAGTGGTTACTATTCACTTGGATATGTTTTTTAATATGGCTTTATCTTATTATAACCTCTTTTTATGCTTGTAGTAATGGTTGGTCAGTTGCAAATATTGAAGTCACCCCTTCTGATTCTATTGATATATCTTATTTAATTATAGTGGATCAAGATAGCGTTTCTCATTGGTATGAATATGATATAGAAATGGGAGATAATTACTGTTATAAACACCATATATGGGAAGATGTAAGAAAGAAAAGTGAGTGAGGAAAATACACCTAAAACAGCAAGGAGTTACCGAGCATCTGTCGTTGGGGACAATACTGTTGTTAGTATTAATCTTAAATGGGCTGGTCAGGTACTTGTACTTGTGGCTGGACTTGTTTATTCGTACTTACAAGTTGAAAATAGAATTGCAGAACTTGAGCGAAGAGTTGAACTTGCTGATACCAACATTGAAGAACTTGTCGGTAAACACATGATAGAAGAACAAAAAACAAGAAAAGCTATGGAGGAACGGATATCATTCTTTGAACAAGAACTTAATTTAAATCCATTTAGTTGGAAAAAAAGGAAAAAGAAATGACATCTGAAGTTATAACATTAGTACAAGAACTAGGTTTTCCAGTTGCTATTAGTATAGGGTTAGCTTTTGCTTTATATAGCGTAGTAAGGTTTATTTTAAAAGAAAAAGTAGAAGATACTTTAAAAAGATTTGATGAAAAGCATGAAAACTTACAACATAGGCTGGACATAATTATGGATGAATTAGGTAAGTTAAAAAAATGGAATGCAGAAATAAAATCTGATTTAAAAGTTTATATTGACTTAACAATGAGGAAGAAATAATGCCAGTTTTTCCATTTAGATGTATACGTTGTAGTAAACCTATTAAAACATTTAGTGGTTATTGTGAAAAATGTAAAAAAGAAAACAAGGAAGAAGAAGAGTAATGGATTTTTTAGCAGTATATTCAGAGGCGGGCATGATAGGTGTCGTAGGGGCTTTACTAGTGTATATGGTCTTCTCTATGAACAAAAGAGGACAGCAGCAAGAAGAAGCAATAAAAGATTTAAAGATAGAAAATAGAGGTCAATCAGAAACTCTTGAAAATATGGAAGGTATGATTATTAAACTTATTAATAGGTGGAATCAATCTGATGAAAAACTTGATAGAAAATTTGATAATATGACAAAAGAAATTAATGATTTAGATAATCAGGTATCTGAAATTAAAGGTGTAATAAGTAGACTAAATGGAAAACATTAATGAAATTAAATACAAATATTAGTATTGAAAATATGGTTGTTATTGGTACGCTATTAGCAACAGTTGCTATTAGTTATGGTTCTATAGATACTAAATTAAAGATAGTACAAAAAGAAGTTGAGTTAAAAGCAAATAAAGAATTGATTGAATACAAGATTGCAGTTATAATGAAAGATATAGCTGAAATAAAACAAACACTAAGAGAAATAAAAGGAGATATAAATGGACTTCATAAGTGAATGGGTAAGTTGGTCTAATTTTTTCTATATGATTGGTTTGATTGTTGCTGGTTATGCTACTACAGTTACAGCTAAAAACAGACAAATTGTAAAGGAAATAGGAGACTTAGTAAAAGCCTTAGAATCTGGTTATAGAGATAACAAATTAACTAAAAGTGAAAAAGATCTTATTATGAAAGAAGCACTTGACATTGGTAAAGCAGTAATACAAAGTAAGTGGAAGCTCTGGTAAAATAAATGCCTAAACAAATACTTAGATTAAATGATTTTTCTGGAGGGTTAAATAATTTAAAAGACGCTAGTGATATAGCTGATAATGAAGTTTCTAATGTCCAAAATATGACATTTACAAAGCAAGGTGCAGTTGGTGGTGGTTATAGCATGACAAATTCTACAAATAATTATTTATCTGCTTATGAAAATGTTCATATAGATCATATTGAGCCGGGTTATGGTTTAGGTTATTTTGAAACAGACTTTGTAAGAGATGCAATAGTTCAAACTGTAGCCACTTCAGTTCAAACTGGAGGCAGTGAAAGTGGATTTAAGTATACAGGAACTGATGGACTATCTTTAACTGTAGGTGGATCTGCTGTTAACTTAACTTCTAGTTACCCTATAGGTATTAAATTATTAGTCACTTCCAATGAAAATAATGAAAGTGATAGAATTAGAAGTAGTTCAAATGGTCACTATTTTGTAGTTGGGCATAATAGTAATAACTTATTATTAGATAGAAATATCTCTGTAGATATAGAAACTGCCCAAGAGTTTTGGGCAGCTACTGTAAAAGGGTTTAGCTTAGGAGATCAAGTTCTTTTACAGGCTCACCCAGATGAACACAAAATAGATGTATATTCTACTAATTCATCAGGTGGTGCAATTTTAACTGTAGATGATTTAACACCTACTCCAATAGATGATGCTTCTGATGGTGCAGCATGGCAAGCTAGTCAAAGTCATACAGGAATAACTGGAACTTCAAATAAATATGGATCAGGATTAACTTGTAATATTGCAACAGATGGCTCTGGAAATCCTACTTTTACAATAACATCTGGGGGAACAGGTTATACTGTAGATGAAGAAATAACATTTACAGATCCTCACGAAAATACATCAAATACTGCTGTGTTAGTGGTTGCTACTGTTAGTAAGTGGGGTCAAGATGATATTGTTTTAAGAAGTACTGCTTCAGGGATAAATTCAAAAGTTTTATATTTAAAAGTTGAAGATTCAATAAGATGTTGTGATACAGCTGATAAAAACGATTCTAAGATTCAATGGTATGGATGGATAAATAGAAAGCATTTTACGCTTAGTACTAGTATAGATACTTCTTCTACTGGTATTAATTCTTATATGGGTTACTTTGCAAAAGATAATAATTTATCTACACCTTCAGCAACGACTTCATTAGTTGATGGTGGTACTACTCCAGCAGTTACAGCAACTGGATCTCACCCATCTGCTGGTGTTGGATTTGGTTTAAACATAGCTACAAATCAAAGTAAGGAAGGTTTAATTAGAGCTGGGGTATATGAATTTGCACAGACATTTATATATGATGGCAATCAAGAGTCCCTACCTTTGTCATACACATCAGCTGCAAGCATTACAGTTGATGATGCTGATGATTTTAAAGTTTTATCATTAAACGTCACCGCTACATCACCATTTGACCCTAGAATATCTGGTGGTAGGATTTACATTAGAGAGGTTGATTCAAATTCTGAATGGTTATTATTAGTAGATATACATCTATCAAAAGGTTGTAGAGTTAGGCTTACTGATGAGTATAGTATTTGGTTTGATCGTGGTAGTAATAAATTTAGTTGTCCTACAGCTACAGCTTCAGATAATTTTATAGTAAGCGATTTAAATTCTATTAATTATGAGACTATAAATGGTTTTGGTTCTGATATATTTAGTCATGCTTTAGGTGACCAAGGTGAGTTTTGGAAAGATTCTACAGTTGCAAATAATAGAGCTTTTATTTGCAATGTTACAACAAAAGATGAAGATAGCGGTACAACTAAGTTAACAGCAACTGTAAAAAATTATCCAGATAGAATTATGTATTCTATGCCTAATAGATATGATACATTTCCTTCTTTTAATTATATAGAAGCAGCTAAAGGTGATTCTGATTATTATGTAGCAATAGAATCTTTTGGTGATAGAATATTAGCATATAAACAATATAGCATGGATATTATTAACATTGCTTCTCCTAATGATTTTAATTGGTTTTTAGAAGACAGTAAACAATATATGGGTGTCAAGTTTCATGGAGCTGTTTCTAAAACTAAATATGGTGTGGTATGGGTAAATAAAAATGGTTTATATTTATATGATGGGTCAAAAATAATAGACTTATCTGAAAATAAAATAGATGATTCTGTGTGGCACGATTTTATAGAAGAAGATTCAATGGTGATATATGATCAAGTTACAGGGTTAGTTTATGTAGTTAGAAGTGCTGGTAATGGTAGTACTAATTATAGAGGTGATACCTACATGTTTGATTTAAAAAAGGGTAACTTTACTTATTTACATCAATTTGCTATTGCTGGAGTGACATCAGCTTCTGTTTACAATACAATAACTAATTCAGTAGATACTAATTTTTTAGATGCACCCAATACGTTAATATCTACTGATAATGGCAGTAGTGTTAGGCACTATAGACTACATAGATCATATCAAAGTACGATAACAGCAAATCTTACAACAAAAAATTTTACATTTGGTGATCCTAGTATTATGAAAAGAATATATGCTGTATATATAACTTATAAATCAGATACAGATTTATCTGGAAAATTTCAATATAGTACTGATGGTGGAAGCAATTATACTACTCTTAGTGGTCTATCAACTACAAACTCAGCTACTTGGCAAAAAGGAAAATGGTCTGGTGGTAGTTTGCCAGTAACCGCAAGTACATTTATGCTTAGATTAAGTGTCTCATCTGGAGGGGTGTTAGCAGAAATAAACGATATAGGTATTGAGTATCGAATAATAAGAAAGAGAATGGCTTAATGGATAGAATAACAAGGCGATTAGCTAATTATAAACAAGATAAAATATCTATATCAAAATTTAAACCATCAGCAAGGTCTTTAAGGGAAGGTCAAGAAGTTTTATATATATCTAATGACAATCGATTAGTTAGATATATAAAATACCAAGGTTTATTATGGCAAAACGATATGAATATGGATGAAAACAGAATAATTGATAAAGATTTAAAAGTTAAAGGTTCTATATCGTCTGTTAACTTAGCTTTAACAGGATCTACAGTTTTAGGTGTAGCTCCTACAGTAAGTACAGCTACACATCAAGATGCTTATGACGTTACAGGAAAAACAATCATTCCTGTTGATACATCTAGTAATGCTGTCACGTTTGGTGGTTTTAAAAATGGTTTAAAGGGTCAGATAATACACATAGTTCCAATAGCTGTTAGTAATAATTGGGTTCTTGAACATGTTGAATCATCTGGGACTCAAAAAATTTATTTAGAAGAAGCTGGTAATGTCAGTAATAATAGCTATGGTGGTATATCTTTATATTGCGATGGTACTAATTGGTTTCAAATATCTAGGAACATACAATAATAAAATTAATATTACTATATTAAATATAATAATTTTTTCTTAAATTCAAAGGAATTTTAATATGAAATACACTTCCACAAAATCTCAAGGTTACGAACCAAAAATGTCAGGCTCTAACACAATGTATTATACAGGAGACTCAGGTAGTTTATTAGGGATGATGCAAACTGGTGGTGCTTCTTCAGCATCTCTTGCTGGATTTAGAAGGGCTAAGCAATATAATAAAGACATGGAAAGATTAAAAGCTTTAGCTGCACAAGAGGCAAGGAAAAGAGAAAAAGCAAGTAAGTGGGGTAAAATAGGGAGGACTCTTGGAGGATTCATTCCCGGTTTAGGTGGTGTTATTGGTCGGACTGTTGGTGATTATATAGGAACTAGTAAAGGATATGGTGGCGAATTAGATGTTGATACTACAGGAACTGTGTATGGGCAAAAAGGATTTAAAGCACTAAGTGATTCTTCTAAAGAATTTTTAGGGGATGATAAATCTTTTAGGTTGCCACTTGGCAATATAAAATATCGATCAGGAATAGCTGGAGATGTTGGTTTAAGATCTGGTCAAGAATTATTAGAAGGAATTAAATTTGCATCTAATTTTATTATGCCGGGTGCAAGTGCTGCGATAGGTGCAAGTGGAATAGGGGCTAAGCCTTCAAATCCATTACCAATGGAAACTGAAGGATTATTAGGCGATGTAGAAGTTCCTGAATTTGATTCTAGTCTTAATGCTTTTGGTGGCTCAAGTACTGTAAGTGCACCACTTATATCAAACCCTAGTACTTCAGGCAATATTCTTAATAACTCCTATGCTTCAGACACAGCCTCTCCTTATTACGATGATAATTTACCGGGTCAATATACTTTCCAAGATGGTGGTTTAATAGGTTATCAAACTGGAGGTTATACAGCTTCTAGTGTTTTAGGTGATATAGGATTAAATCCAACAGATGTACAATTAGAGCAATTTGAAGCATTTGACCCCATTGGAATAGATACAGCAAAAAAAGAAGCATCTAAAAATTTATTAGATATGACTGGAGGTCAGGGTCTTGCTAGTTTAGGAGCAGGGTTTGGTGGTAAAGGTCAAAGGGTTCAAACAACTTTAGATACAGCGAGGAAAAATATTGAAGATACTACAACATCTGCTTTATCAAATTATGCATCAGGTATTATAGACCAAGCTGCTAAAATGGAAGCTGCTGGGAATACTTTTAAGGAGTTAACAGCAGCAGATGACCCTAACTATGATCCCTATCTTGTTCCAACTACTGATACAGATTGGAATCCTCCAACTAGCCCGGCTGGTGGAGATAGGTACGTTCATAATGGAAGTACATATTTTTTTATGGATGCTGGGAATGGACTTGAATGGGTAACAGCAGAAACCTATAATGATATTATGGATGAATTATATGCTGGGCAAAGTGGTTCTTAGATATGGCTAGGCAATACGATCAAACAGTTGGTAATGTTTTTGATCCTTACGATGATGTACCTAGAGAAGTAAGGGGAGCTGGGAGAATTAGACAAAGCGGTCTTCAAAGGTTATTAGCACAGTTACCACAAGCTGCTTTAGAAATAGCTGAAAATATTGGTGGTAATATTCAAGCTAAGAATGAATTAGACTTTAGAAAAGAACAAGCAAGAATAGCTGATGAAAGATATAATAAAGAACAAGATGAATTAAAAAAAGAAAGAGATTATATTAGGTCTAGGCAAATAAGACTTGATAAAGATAATAAGAATTTACAAAATTTAAAACTTACTTTAAATGCACTAGAGCCACATCAAGCACTTCAATATTTAGTAAAACATAACGATATAGAGGGTGTAGATAGTTCAGATTTAAGATTAATTCAAAAAGAAACTGAAGAATTTAATAGTTCTCTTAAACCTATAATAGATATAGCCCCTGCTGGTAATATAAAAACTATAAATAAAAGCTTACTTGATATAAATACTTTTGTAGAAGAAAACCAAGATAACCCTTTGTTTCAAGTAAATTCATCTGCTTATGGGAAAGTAATAGATAAGCGTAATAAATTAATTACTAGACTAAATCAAGTATCTAGTGATGGTTATGTAGACCCAAAATACTGGACTCAAGTAGATCCAACAAAAGGTAAGGTTGCAAAAGAATTATACGATAAAAGCATAGAAACAGTTAGTGCTCTTTCTGATCAAAAAGCAATTACTAATGACTTATCTGATCAGAAAGCTTTAGATGTTAGAATACAGAAAGAATTTGCTGATCAGGAAGCAATAAGACGTGGTTTTAAATTAGATTCAATTTCAGATATTAAAAAGAAAGAAACAGAAAATATGGCTCTTTCTAAGTTAGACGCTTTAATGCAAATGAATCCTGCTGGAGCACAGTCTATGGCTAGTGCAGTTTCTTCTATACCTTCAGATATAATTCCAGAAGAGACAGCAATAACAGATAGTGAAATGGCTGATGTTTCTAATCAAATAAGTACATTAACAGAAGTAGAAAATAATCTTAATAAAATTAATGAAGGTATTCCCGGTATAGGTTCTGATGAAACTGACTTGGCTGAAACAGAAAGTACTACAGAAATTGGGGGAGGTACAAGTGTTCTTCCGGATGTACTCAGGACTACTCAAGTAGGTGCTGGTTCAGATGTTGTTGACAAAGTAGATAGTGGTCAATTTGATGCTATAGATATGTTAAGCGGAGCTAACAATCAAAAGACAAAAACTCAAGAAGAAATAGATAATGAATTTTTAGAAAGTCAAGGGTTGTTGGATAGCGAAACTGGAGATTCTTTAAAGTCTGTATCAGAAATTAAAAGATTAAAACATAGAAATGTCCCTGCGGCATTTGCTGATGATTTAGGTAGAGGTAGGAACACTTTAGTAAAAAAGCTTTTTAATTTAATGGATGAGTATGACAAAACAGATCCAAGTAAAAATTCTAGAAGGTTAAATAAATTAAGCTCATCTATGAATCAACTAAGTGATAAGATATCTACTAAGCTTAAAGGTTTTATCAATCCTAAAACTGGAAATTTCTCAGATGCAAATTATACAGCTAAGTTTTACAATAGACTTTCAGATGTGACTGGTGTTTCTGTAGAGAAATTAAAAGATACTATAAAATCAATTATTTCATAATAATATGTCTGCTAAGCCAGAGCAATACAATTTATTCAATAAAACACTAGATTTATTATATAAAGACCCCAAATCTGTTAATGACAATATTTTAAGTCAAATAGATTCTACAGGTGATTATTTAGAATCAGCATACAATGTTGATGATTCGTTTGACCCTTTACAGTTCATAACAAAAAGAGATTCTGAAATAAAAAAACTTAGCACATCTAGTGAAGATGAGACTATGTATGGTTACCAACCTCCTAGTTGGATGCCTGATTGGGTAAAGGCTGGTTATCAAAATAGTATTACTGGGTTAACAGAGAGAATTAAGAAACAACAACCTATAAAAGAGTATGATTTAAATTTATTAGAAGATGTTGGTGCTACTTTAATTTCTTTTATACAACCATTAGATATTGCAACAATGGTAGCTGGTGGAGGTATCGGTGGATTTGCGGCTAAGTCTGCAATTAAAGAAGGTACAAAGCAAGCCATAAAACAAGGGTTAAAAAAGACTGCTACTAAAAAATTAATTGCATCTAAAATAGACGATAAAGTTGCTATGCAAATGTTAGGCGATGCTCCTGATAAAGCTTTAAAAATGATGGTAGGGTCTGGAATAAAAGAAGTTTCTGCTAAAAGAGCTATAAAAAATGCTGCTCCTAGAGTAGCTCAAAGAGCATTGATTCAAGGAGCTGGCGGTGGTACTGGTTTAGGTTTTTATAGTGGCTTATCAACAGCTTTAGCTACAAAAATACAAGATGGTGATGTAGATGAAGTCTTAGCCTTAAAAGAAGGATTAAAAGGTGCAGTTTTAGGTGCAGTTACAAGTGGCACTCAGCCAGTAGCAAGATCTTTTTTTAATAAACTAAAACCCGCTACTACTAAAACTCAAAAATTTGCACAGGAAACAGCAGTAAAAGCAATAGAAACAGCAGAGTTTGGTACAATAGCACCAGTCCTTAGCGGTGAAGATATAAATGTGGAAGGTTACGTTCATGCGGCAGCTACTATAGGTGGTTTAACAGCTCAAAGATATGCATTTAAAGCGGCTAAAAAGGGTTTCGATACTATGCGTTCTAAAAAATATGATAGTATTATGGATGCAGAGACAGCGGCTAGATGGTTTATGGAAAAACAACCAGATGCTGAAAAAAAAATACCTTCTTTTAGAAAAGCAACAGAATCAGAAGAAGTATTTATAAATAAAAATAATAGAAAATATGATAATTTAAAATTTAATGATAAAGATAAAAAAGTTACTTTAAGAGATAAAGAAACACAAAAAGAAGAAATTGTTTCTTATGATGATTTTAATAGAGCTATGTTTAGAAGAGAAAGTTCTGCTAAAACACCAGAAGGGTTGGCTAGGGGAAGAAATGCTAAGATTACAAAACTTCAAAAATTACTAGGTCTTAGCGATGATAAGATAAAAGAATATGCTGGGGTTGCTAAATTAGAAGGGTCTTTAGATAAAAAAGATCCTAGGGGATTAAAAGGATTGACTGCCATAGAGCAAGTAAAATTATTAAATGAACTTAGGCATGAAAAAAGAGTATTTGATTTAAAAGATTCTTTTACTAAGTCTGGTTGGGAGGGGGATTTACTTCCTAAAAAAAGATTCTTAGACGACTTACTACCTACCATGCCTAAAGCTTGGAGGCAATCTAAAAATAGAGTAACTACACAGCTTGGAGAGCTTGCAATAAGAGAATTTAATAAAGCTGATGCTTTAGAATTAACTACATTAGGTACATTTATACAGGAACTGAGAGCAACTGGACTTCTTGAGGGTGGTTTATTTAAAAAGAAAAAACAAAATGAAAAAGCTTCTAAAATAGCTGATGCTTTAGAAGACCCACGATATAATCCTAATAATACAAAACTTGGCAGGGAGTTACCATATTTTGATGAGGTTTTAAGAATAAAAAAAGTACTTAAAAATATATGGGATAGGGCAGAAGAAGCCGGTGTTAACCTTGGTAAATACGAAGAAAATTATTTTCCAAAAATGATAAAACCTGAGTTTTTAGCTAAGTTTACTAAAGATATAGCAAAAATAGGTTCTGAAAATCCATCTTTGTTATTTGATAAAAATTCAGTTAATAAAAAATCATTTCAAGATGTTGTTTCAAGTTATATTAAAAACAAAAAATTAGACCCTAATACTATTTTAGTTTTAGAAGATCTTGGAGGGGTTAAAAAAAGAAAAGTTAAAGATTCTAAGGGAAATGTAATAGAGACAATTATTGTTGATAACCCTAAAGAATATAACAGGAAAGTTTCTAAAGCGTTACATGAACTAAATGAAAGAGTTACTGTGGAATATCATAATGTAGCTAAGAATGCTGAAATTTCAAGAACAGCAGATAGGATACCAAAGCAATTTTTAGAAAGAGATGCTAGGCTTGTACTTGCTAGATATACAAAACAACTATCAAGAAGAATATCTTTTGTTGAAATGTTTGGTAGTAGAGGTGAAAAAATGTATGGTCGAATAGCTGGTGTTAGGCAAGCTGCTAAACAACAAATATCTCAAAATTTTAAATTATCACAAAGACTATCAGAAGAAGCTAGATTATTAGACCAACTATTTAAATCTTATACTAATCAAATAGAAATAGACAGAACATATAACTGGAAAACACCTACCGCTAGAAAGTTTTGGAGCGATGTAACTAATTTAGAAATAGGTACAAAAATAGGATTAGGATTTGCTGTAGTTCCTAATATTACTCAGTTGTTTATATCTACTGCTGTAAAAACAGGATATATGCCTCTTATAAAAGGTACTTTAAAAATGGCTATGCCAACAAAGGAGGGTAAAAAATACAGAGATGAAATAAGAAAATCTGGAGTTTCTAATCTTAGCGTATTTCAACTAATTGCAGGTTTAGAACCAACTGAAGGATGGACTTCTACTTTTGCAAACATAACCACAAAAGCAACTGGGTTTCAATTTGCTAATAAAGTTAATCAGTTAGTATCAGCAGCAGCAGCTAAAGAATGGGTATCTGCATTACAGAAAACAGCTAACAATAAGAGCTCGTTAGTAGATATTGGAATACCTTCTATATTTGGTGGTGCTAAGATGAATAGAAGAAACTGGGCTATAGAAAATTTAAAAGAATTAGGTATTAATGATCACACTATAAATTTAAAAAGCAAAAAAGGAAAACAACTTGAGCTAGAAGCTATGTATAGATTATCAAGAGATAGTCAGTTACAAAGAAATGTTATTAATGAAGCTTCGGCTATGCTAGATCCAAGATGGCGACCATTTTTTCTATTTAAAAAGTTTGGATTTAAGCAAGCTAACTGGATGAGAGAACAACTTACTATGGAGGTAAAACGTGGTAATTTATTTCCTATGTTGAGATTAGCAGCAGCTGGTATGGCGGGTGGAGAGATGGTTACTTGGGCTAGGGATTTTTTAGCAGAGTACATATCAGGTAATAAGGTGTATGATAACAATAGATTTTTATTATTTAAAGATTTACCAGAGGCAATACCAATGACATCTAGAGGCATGAGTCAAGATGTTGATATGAGAGAATTTACAATGGAAGATTTTATTGATAGGTTTGCTTCTGTTGGTGCATTTGGTGTTATTGGAGATATAGTAGCAAATGAAAATAGAATAAGAGCATTAGAGTTTGCATTTAAACCAGCGGTTGTACAAGATTTTGATAAAATATGGAGTGCTTTTAATAGAACTTTAAATGACACAAAAACATATGGAATAGGTGCAGCACTTAGAGCACCTAAATATATTTCACCATTACTAGGAACGATACCAAGAAGAGGATTGGAGAGATTTGAAAGAAAATATGCTAAGGGTCAAAGAGAGGCTTACGTTAAAAGATTGAAGCAAGTTAGATTACCAGAAGTAAAGCAGGCAATAATAGATGGTGATAGTGATAAAGCTTTTAGAATTATTGAGAACTTTAATAATGCATTTGGTAATGAAAACCCTATATTGCCAGAAGATTGGAGTCCAACAAGAATAACAGATTATATGATAAATAAAATAAAAAAGGGTCAACGACCTTAATTCTCTATCTTTAATAATAATTCATCAGCAAATTCATCTTCTCCTATATCTCTCCAAAATTTACTTATCTTTTTATAGTATTGATTGGTAGGCATTCTCCTACCTAAACATTTCATAATTAAAGACATTAGCTCAGTTTGTTGTTCTTCTGAAATATATTCATATATCTCAAAAGGATCTTTTTTCCAATTTGATGACTCGGTTGGTAAATTTTCAAAATCATCTAGTATATCCATTATTCTCCCCACTTGCTTGTATAAGTTGATATTCTTCTCTTTTCTTTTTAGTAAATAAACTTCTTCTTGACTTTGTCATATTAAGCCAGCACTCATCTAAAGCATCAACCCTAGTATCAAAGCCTGAAGAAACACCACAAAACAATACCTCATCACCATTATAATCTTGTTTGTAAGGATTCCATGTACTCTTTGAACAAAATGCACACATTCTATCTGTTTTGCTACAAATTTCAAACACTGCTCTGAAAAAGTGCCTCTAATCTCAAGTTTACAGCCATAAAAAAAGTTTTTCGATGTAAGTATCGCCTAAAAATATTATAAATAAATAAGGGGGTTTTATCCCCCTTATTTATAATTGAACCTAAAAAGCTTAGAATGATGCTTCTTCTTTTTTATAAGGTTCGTTTATCTGCCCTGATAAGAATCTCTGACCATTTTTATCTTCATTAATCCATAGAGATATATCTTTTTTCTCTCCATTGATCAATCCGTTGCCAGTATAATCGGGTTTTTTGTCTCCCTCATTCTTATACTTGTTTTTCCAAAGCTTAAAGCTCTGGTCTTTTTGTTTGTATTCAGCCATGCTGATTCTCCTTTTTATGAGATGGTTTACTTTAAGATTAGCCAATCTTATTATAGAACCTCTTCTTTTAACATATTTAAACCATTGTATAAAATGTTAAAGAAAATTCTTACAAAGCAAACCATCTCTTTGTTTTAAAAAATTATTTAGCTAGTTCTTTCATAATAGATAGTATATTTATAAAGTATTCGTAATCTAAGACAATGAATGGTTTTCCTCGATCTTCTCTTACAACTACACCTTCTTCTTCTTTTTCAGGTTTTAACCATTTAGCAATGCGAGTTCTTCTTTTACATCCATACCAATGTCCTTCAATTTCTATATCACCTTGTTCATGTTGAGCACCGCCTCTATCACGATTAAAAGCTTCTAGACCTGCATCTTTTGCCATGCGTACAGCTTGTCTCTGTAATTCAGCACCTCTTTGTCTTGCTCTTCTACCTCTTCTTACATTTTCTTTATTTTTCATAAAGCTAACTCCAGTTCTTCTCTACATTTAGGACAGCTCATAAATAAATTCTTAGTCTCTGCCCAATAATTAAATTCACAATCTTTGCACTCGTATAAATAGTTCACAACTTCATAACCATCTATTACTTTCTTTTGCATTACTTTTTTCATTAATCACACACCTCACACACTGAACCTTGGATTGTAGAAGTTGTTTCGCTCTCACGATTTACTATTGCTTCGTCTATTTTTGCTATCATTTTAGACTTTATTTCTTTTAAGTCTTTAATAAGGCTTTCGTAAGGTTTTCTCCAATCAGATGTATCTTGATATGGAATCTCAAATCTAATTTGATTCTGTAATGCGTTTATCATTAACTCAACTTCTTGTTGAGAGAATTTTATATTTGCTATGCATTTTTGTTTTCTCATAATAAATCATCCTCTTCTATTTCTAATTCTTGTATTTTATCTGAGTATAGATATATGTATTTAATAGGGACTAAATACGCTAACTTACTCACATCATCTCCCTTACCTATAAAATCAACAACATTTAAATCTTCAAAGTCTAACATTTCTCTTATCCTATCAGGTGTTATCCATATCAATTCAGATTCTTCAGGGTGAATTACCCACCAATCAGCAGTAGTAGTAGATAATCCTGATGGTTTATTATTCATCTCTACTTCTATTACAATATTGCCAGTATGTTGAGATTTAAAATCTTTCTTAACCTCAACTGTCTTATTTATTTCAGGTATCATAATATCATATTCTTTATGATATCCCTCTACTATAAAAGCTGTAGGGTATTTTTTCTTTATCTGATTTAAAACAATAACCTCAGATTCTTGACCAATAATTAATGATTTTTCAAAGTCCATTAAAACGGAACATCCTTACTTCTTTGTAGTTGTATTACTCTTGCCACTGGGTATGAAACATCAGAATCAAGATCATTTATAAATTTCTTTATAAATACATCTATTAATACTTGTGCTCCATTTATATCCTTTTTAGATAAGAAGGGCAGTTGTCCACCCTCCTTATCTTTTTTGCGGAGTCCCATGCAGGACAAGAATTTAGCATACCCCCAGTTTTTATTATGACTATATTCATAGTTATCTACTTTTTTATATCTGAAAATGCCATTATCTATCACTGAACAACCATCGTAAGGGGGATGTTCTTTTTTGTCGATAGTATATTCAGGTTTAAATATATCAGCAATATAATTACCGAATATGACATTCTCAGATATAGAAAGGTCTGTAATAGTGGCAGTGTATCTACCAGCAGGAACAGATTGTCTGTCATTTCCTAAAAAATTAGGATAATAAGCATCCCCAAAGTCTACCATACTAACTATTCTTTAGTTCTTCTATCCTAGCTAAAGAAGCAGTTAAGTTGTCTGTTGTAATTCCACCATTTCTTAATTGGTACAGAACTTTGTTTTTATATTGTGTCTTTAAACCATCAACAGCTTTATGTATTGCTTCTTCTACATACTTATCTGTATCTAACTCTTCTCCATCAAACTTCTCTTTTACTTCATCGACAGTTTCTTGTTTTGTTAGCGGTTTACTTTCTTTCTTATGGTCATCTATAATATTTTTAATGCCATCATATCCATGAATCACAAATTGTACCCACTGCTCTATCTTTTTCATGTTGTCAGCATTAAGCTCCATACCTTTGCTAAAAGCCTCTACAGCTATACCATGCCTTATCTTACCCTCAGTTATTTTATCCCAATCGGGTTGCTTTTCGCTCATAAGTCATTTCCTTTCTCTTTTAATCCACCGCCACAAACTTGGTAAAAGTTGCAATACTTTATATTGCACTCCCATTTGTACACAGGAGCTATACCTAATTCGATAGGTGGGTTTCCTTTTTTAAATCTATCTTTTACATCATACCAATATTCTTTAGCATAATCTATGTAAGAGATAGGTATTTCTTTTTCTCTCATTCTTGAATTGTCTTTATTATAATATAATAACGCTAGTTTTTCCAATTTGTTCCCTGAATCTTCTTCGTACCACCAACCATACGTTCCTAACTGTAAATAATAATTAGTAGCAGGGTTAGGGTCAGGTTTTCTACCAAATAAACCCTTCCACTTCCAAGCATTGCAGGTTTTTATATCTATCATTGCTCCATCTTCTATCAACAATAGATCAAAAAATCCCCTTACATTAACATCGGGTAATTGTATTTCTCGTTCCATCATAACTTGAGCACCAGTTTTATCTGCATAATCTCTTACTGCTTCTTGAATGTCTCCATGAACTAAGTCGCCCAATCTAAATAACCTCATAGTATCTTCATTGATAGGCTTAGGTTTTACCCCGGCTATATGTTGAAAATAATGTTTTCTCATGCACATTCCTGATGCGGATGCATGAAACCATTCTTCTTTACCTTCATATCTTTTTTTATAATGTGCATCATTATTAGAAAGTAACCAATCATCATAAATCTTTTGTATATCTAACATTTAATTTCCTTTAGTATGTGGGAGGAGGGGGTAGGAAGCAGAAAGACTAACCTCAATAACACTGATTGGCAAACAAGAAGGATTGAAAAACCAATCATACCTACCCCCTTTTTTATCATTTATCTATACTTATTCTTTGATAAGTAATTATTTGCCCAATTATCTAATGCAGTATATTCTTGTGATTCTGCTCTAAGTACATAGTTTAATGCTCTTTTCAAACCTGATATTTCTGCAAAATAATAATCATTATGTGGATTGTCAGTCCATTCCTTTTCTACTGATTTAATATCTCTTTTTATATTGCTTTTTATTCTATTCATTACTGTAAACATAATACCTTTCTATTCCTATCTTCCACTTTAATCTTTTATTGTTGGTTGTTGTCTAGTAGGTCTAACCTTCCTATTAACATTTTGTTCCAATTTAGTTACTTGTTTCTTACTTTTTACTGGTTTTATTTTCTTACCTTCTTGTTTAGCTTTAAACTGTTCGGGTGTTAAAGATAAAACTTGTCTCTTTTTTGGTTGCGGTGCTAATGGATTTTCATCAATAATGCCTTGATTAACCTGACCTATATACTCACAAATTGTATGATATATATCATCAGCTATATGCATTCTGCTACTCTCAGACCATAAATTAGCATCTTTATATTCTTTTAAATTCTTTGCTATTAAATGAGTTAATCCCGGTGATGGTATTAACATAGTTATTTTCTTTCTTGCCATACTTGCTCCTTGCTTTTTATTAATTCTTTCATATCGCTATAATAATTATTTTGTTTCCAAGTCCTTTTTTTGTGACAGTTACGACATCTTATCTCGCACTTTTCTATTTCTTTTTTAACTGTTTCCCATTTATATCCATGTCTAATTAAATATGAAACACCTTCTAACCCACGTTTACCTACTCTTTTTTTCTTACCTCTAACATGATCAAATTCTAATACTTGTATATCTTTTTCTCCGCAATCAATACACCCTTTAATAAAATAACTTTCAAGTACTCTTTTAAAATTATCATGCCTTCTTTTAAACTTGTTTCTTTTAACCATCTTAATATGTCGATCTCGCTTACTAGGATACCATTCTTTATTGTGATAGTCATGTTGACAAGGTCTACATTGATGTTGTAACCCATCTTTCTTTGCTCTGCATTTATTATATTTCCACTTAAATCTTAATTTCTTACAACGACTACATCTCTTAATCAAGTTATACACCCCATTCTAAATCATGTACATAAATTGGTGTGTATTCCCCAACATAAGCACCAGACACATTATAATAAAAATGATCTAATGCGTCTTCATGTGTCATGTCTTCTTTTGTAATCATTATCATAATAATACTTTCAATGGAGTACACCGCTACTCCACCATCCGTATATCCAATAATAGCATCATCATAGCCATCAGCAAATAACATTTCGTCATTACCACTTCTATCTGCTAGTTCTTCTCTTATATCCATTGTTTTTAAAATAAATTAAGGTTTAGTCTTCGTATAATATAATAAAATGGTTATTCAAATCCAAACTAATCATCTTTATGTCTTTCGTGGTAATCATCAATACATTCATTTAATATATCTACTACATTATAAGTGTTAGTAACCTCGACCTCGGGTTGTTGATTGACTGCTCTTGGCAATAATCCATAGTGAAACACAACAAGGTCTTGCGGGTTTGTTTCTCCTGAATGCAACCTAAATCTAGGTGTTTGTAATCCCTTGGTTGTATCTTTACCCACTATTGTTGATTTTAAATATGCTTCTTTCATTTTAATCCCTTTCTATAATTTTTCTTTATTTCTCTATATTTTTTTATTAATCTCATTGGTTTGTTTCCAAACTCATCCTCCTCAGCATCTTCTACTTCCTCTCTTATTTCTAAGTGGCTATACTCTTCTTTATTAGGTGTTGTTTTACTATTTAAGAAATCAATAATTTCAGTTAATCTCATAATATTTCTTATTAGTTATCCTTTCTTTTTTCTAATTCTTTATCTGCTTGTCTTAACAGTCCCCATACTTTTTCCATAAAGCTTATGTCGTTTTCATAATCTCCATCTAAATTTATACGATGTAAGTATTTTGTAAAATCCCTGATTGCTTCTTTATATCTCCTATCTCCTTCAGCTTGTGAACATTCCCCATCCATGTAAGCATTCTCTGTTGCAGTATCTGAGTACAATTCTGTAAATCGTTTAAGTTCTTCTGTTGATAGGGATTGTATAGTTTGTTTATTCATTCTTCACTCTCATTTACTTCGTATTCTAGTTTATCTACAAATTCATCGATCGGTTTGACTACCCAAGTAGGATAATCATTAATATATTCTTCGTACTTATCTCCCAACTCATCTTGCCAAGTTACTTTGATTGTCCAATGTATTATTTTCTGCATGTTATCTCCTTGTTTATGGGGTGGGTTGCCCCACCCCTAGTTAGTTATACCTTTTCTATGTTCTTGAATTTGTACTCGTTATCATTTAACCCAGCTTGATAATGTTCTTCACAAAAGTAAAAACCAATCATTGGTACTACTCTTATACCTCTTTCATCAGGTTCTCCGTATACATCACCTTTGTATTTTGTTTTATTTTTACAAGGTTCAGGATTATCTGACCAATTAAAAATACAATTTGTGTTTCTCATTTTAACTCCTTTTTTTTTATTTATTTTAAGCTTCCTGCTTATTTCTTATACGCAACGAGTTTCAAAAAGTTCCAAATTAATTTTTCTGACTATCAAAATAATCTTGTATTTGGTCATATAATACTAGTCTTTGTGCCTTCCTTAGTAATTGCTCAGCCAATCCTAATTGCTCAAGTAAATCATTATACTCATTATCTTTCTCTTCTAGTAATTCGTCTGACCTAAGCCACCTATCTTTCATCTTTACTAGTTCTGCTCTTATCTCTTCTTTATTCATTATTGTCTCCTTTACAATTTTTACACAATTTAAATGGTTTCTTGTATCTCGGCATATCCTTGTAATAGAATGTTATCTTGTGACTAGTCGATGTACGCTTTATTGCTTCCCAAGTCCTATTACATTCGGGACATACTTTAACATTTCTATCCGCACTATATTTACTTCTCTTATACTCTTTAGAAACAGTTGGTTGTAATCTAGTTAAAAAGTTCTCTCCAAGCATTACGTCAGCAAAGATACTACCCCCTTTAACCGCATTTACAAGCGACTCACTTAAAATAGATTGCTTCTTAGTTTTTTTCATTCTTATTCCTTTTAGATACTTCTTCTAAATATAACTCCCATATTTCTTGCATAGTGTGTAATGGAATCCCATTCTCAGACATATACTCATTTACAGAAATTGGTTCATCTGCATAATCCATTTCAGTTTTAAATTGCTCATACTGATAATCAAATATTAAATCATTCTCTGTTGTCATCTATATACTCCCAACTGTTTTCTGTTACTTCTTCCATTGTCTCTGAACCTACCCAAGCGGATACTATCTCATCAGCCTCTTTGTAATTAGGGTAGACCACAACTCCTTCTACCTCTATATACTCCCCTTCAAAACCATTCTGCTCCAGATCTTTTATTATGTAATCCGCTTTGTTTGTAGAATAGTATTTATGCTCTAGGTTTTTTCCTTTTCTTAAAAGTTTAATCATAACTCCTCCAACTTCTTGTTAAAATAGTGTACCATAGCTTCAAAATCATAGTTATACGCTCCGTTTTTATCTTTATAATGGTATAGTGGCACTTCAATCTTTCTTCTCTTTTTACTATCCCTAAGCTTTAAAAGTTCCGCAGTAAGATAAACTAATGCGTCTAGCACTTCTTCTAGTGTCTCTTCTATCCAATCTCTACCATCATATACATTTATTTGGTCACCATATTCTCTCTTACCTTTTTCTAATCTTTTTTCTATCATTGACATTATTTCGCTATTCATAATTACTCTTCCTCTTCTGACATAATTTTTATCACATCACCATAGGCTTCATCTATATCTGTTGGTAATCCTGAACTTTCTATCCCATAAAGACCATACAATAACCATTCTATCTCATCAAATCTGTTGTCTGATTCGTGAGCAATCCAATAAGCAACTTTCCTTATCTTTTCTTCGTTTTTCTTTTTATCATCTTTTGTAAGTTTGATTTCATTCCATTTCATACTATAACTCCTTTTTTATTTCGTTACCATCCATGTCCCATATCCTACAATTATAACTTATGTGTGCAATCTTATTGTTTTCTGTATCTCGTATGTAAATGTAGGGTAGGTTTCCACCACCTAATTCATTTCTATTCTTCCAATCATCAAACTTATCTTGTATCTCTTGTAATGTATTAGCAGTAATTAGAATATTGTTTTTATCAATAGGTAGTCCCCAATAGCCACTACCATTTACATAATTTATATCGGGGTTAGGTTCGTGCTTTAGATTTACTTTGTATTTATACATATTATTTCCTTTTTTGTTTAAAATTCTAACCATCTAAACGTAATTGGATGTTCAGCACTACCATCTTCCTCGTTCCACACTTCCACATAAAAACCATAATCGCAATGATGTTTACTTAATTTGTTTACATAATCCATACATTTATTAAAATCATTTAATTTAAATGAAACATCTGAGTCAAACATATCTAGTATTTCCTCAGGTGCTTTATCACCATTGTTCAACATACCATCAAAGTAAATCATATAATAAATATGATTATCTTTTAACTTTTTCATATTATACATATTTTATCCTTTCTTACACCTTATACCGCTTTATTATGCTTTTGTTCCAATTCTTTTATAAGTTTTTCATTCTCTTCTATAATCGCACTTACAATAAAATCGTGGTAATAGTCACCCCTCCAAGAGTTTTGTCCAAATCTAGTCTCTTCCTTTTCTTTTAATATATCTAAGTCTAGTATTGCAGTTCTGCAATTATCCCCATTAATTATATATCCGCCTTCATCACAATCGGGAAAGTGAGTAAATACCTTTCTCTCGTTATCTTCTGTCTTAATGATTCCAGTATAAAAACCATCTCCACAAACTCCGTTCCTATGATATGATAATTGTATAATCTCCATTAGTATTCCCTTTCTTGTATTTGTTCGTGAATAAATTTCTGTAATTTTTGTAGTTCTATGGTTGTTAATATATCCCTTATTACAAATCTGATATATAATTTTAATGTTTTTCTATGTGTTTTTGTCATTGTTATTTTCCTTTCTAAAATTGTTGTATTATAAATGATTTTACACTACTTGCTTCTGAACTTGTAGCATATATTAATTGTGTATGCTCTGCAATATCGTCTATTTCTTTTATATTGTGCTCTTCGGCATAGTCCTTATAATCCCCTAGAAATTCTGTAAAATCTGCGTATTCTGTATACTCGCAATGTATTGCAATCGGATCGTATTCCATTTCAAAGTCTGCTCCTTCTTCTAACTCTGTAAAGTATTCGTATAGTGCTTTCATTCCTTCGTACGTAAAACTATCTTCGTACTCCCCTCTAAATCCAGCTATAAAATCAAACTCTGTTATTGTTCTCTTCATTATTTTATCTCCTTGTTTATTGTATATCCTCTGCTCTTTTCATCTAGGTCTATTTCTCCTAGAGAATAAGCCTCTGCAACTAGCCAAGAATCAGAATATTCATTGTTTTCATCTGCGTTTCTATCTCTTAGCCACTTTACTAACTCGTTAAATTCATATATTACTTTTTCTGTTTTAGTCATTTTACATCCTTGTTATTTAATTTATATATCTCTTCTTTTAATGTTATAAAATCTTTATAGAATCCGTCATATTTTACTACTTCATCTTCATATCTGTAATTTGTAGGATGTGCAAAACTTGTTCCCGTTGTATCACTTAAATCGTGCATCCAAACATCACAACTATTTTCTTCTATTGCATTTTCTAATTTATCTACTAGCTTTTTTAATTTATTTGTCATGTTGTCTCCTTGTTTTAATAGTAATACGCACGTTAATCAAATAAGTTCCAAATTAAATTAACATATCGAATAATAATTCTTCATCTTTATCTAATAGTACAACTGCTATCTCTTCATCTGTCTCATTTTCTTTTAATACTACGATTCCACCTTTCCCATCGCAACATTCTGTATCGTGTGAATATCTGTATAAATGGTAATCTTCTGTATGGTTAACAATTTCTGTACTCTGCATAGATTCTACAATCTTATAGGTAATTCCTTCTGTTGCTTTCTCAAATTCTTTTTCTGTCATTTTATATCTCCCACTCTAACCAATTCTTAAACATTCTTTCCACTTTAAAAGATGAAGAACCAATTAATTTTACATTAAAATCATCTGTTTTATTTACATTTGGATTTAGAACCATTGTAGTTTTCATATCGTTATCTAAGGCTCTCCACCAATGTAACGCCTTTGCTCTTATATTATTTACTTTCATTGTTTTATCTCCTTCTGTTTGTTTCTTATTATACGCATTTATTTATAAATAGTTCCGTATTATTTTATTTATTTTTTTCTATTTCGATCGGTGTGTATTTCATTTTATTTATGTAATTTAAATTCTTTCCACAGTCCTATTAATTCTCCTACTGCCATCCAACATTCCATTTCTTCATTACTTATAAATATGGGTGTTCTGACTTGGTGCATCTGTTCTATCACATCAATTTTATCATATAAATTTTGTAATGCTTCTTCCTTCTTTTCTTCTTTTTTTAATCTCTGTTGCACCTCTTCAGCACTTTTAATTATTTCTTTTTTACTTTCTTTATATTGTTTAAATGGGTTCATTGTTTTTGCCTTTCTAATATTTATCGTTTATGTGGTAAACTCTGTCAAAACTTATTAAATCGTACTTATGTCTATAATCCCAAGTAACAGAATATAAATTTGTCCAAGTTTCAGTATGAAATATATCTATCATATCTTCTTCAGAATGTTTACTAATTGTGAAATTGTCATCTAGTTCTATGTCTTGTCCGTTCTCCATACTTTTTAACATTTTTTTAGTTACTTTGCCAAATGGAATATCTTTGTCTAATTCCTTTACTAGTCTTAATATTTTCATATTCTGTACTCCTTTTATATTGTGTAATTAATTTATTTTTGTTCTTTCTTTTTTATTAGTTTTATAATATAGTCTTTTCCTTTGTCGGTTTCTATATACCCTCTAGTATACATTACTCTTGTTTGGGTTTTGTCTTTGTTAGTATGTGAACCACTAGTTTCAAAATCTTCTATTATAATATCTTTTTTTCCCCTTACTATACTATCAAATTCCTCTTCATCAATACACTCTTCAGAGTCAAAATAAACACCTTCAAACTTTTTATTATCTTCTATTGCATAAACATTATATTCTACTGCGTATTTCATTTTAGTAACATTCTCCCCTTTCTATATGTGGTATTTGTTTTAATACTCCTTTTATTGTGTCTTCGTGTATAGTTCCGCATCCGCTCCAATTATAGCCCTCTTTTAAATAAATCCAATACCCGTCAATGTCTTTTGTGTAAGATTCTATTCTATTATCATTTTTTACTATTTTATTTAGT